CAGTAATCCCCGTGGCTTTGTCTACTTCAAACCCCCAGCCCCTAGTGCTGGCTGTTATAACTTCTGTGGTTTCCTTGAATGATGTCTGCATTTTATCGGTGTTGGTTTCTATTGCTTCTGCCAGAAACCCAGATTCATCGTCCATATCTCCCATAGCGGCACCACCGGAATCAGCCCAGCGGTGCATGGCCCCTTCCATGCTATCTAGCTTGCTGATGCCGCTATCTATCGCCCTTTTTATTTTGTCCATGCCAGGAACAAACGTCAGCATAGACCGGATGGTTTCTAAAAACTTCTTCCCCATATCGATGATATTGACCACGAATTTGCGGATGTTGTCCTTCACTATTACGATAATCTTGTCCCAGTTCTTAATGACGGCAATTATGCCAATGATGGCCGCTGGGATTAAGGCTAGTGGGCCAAGGATGAAGAATAGAGCAACACTTAGAGCGGCAATCGCAATCTTCACATTCACTGACCAATTTTCCCAGTTCTTCCAAACAATGATAGAAGTGGCTATGACAGCAGCTATTGCAAGGATGACTAAAGTTATGACCCCCATCGACAGATTAAGTTTCACAAATGCCACTGATACAAGACCTATGGCTGTCACTATGGTAGGCAACAACAGAAGCAACGGCCCTGCCACCAACAATATTCCGCCGATAGCCGTAGCAGTCAGCCCCAGAACCTTGGTTAGTGTTGGGTGGGCTTCCGTCCATTCGATGATGCTACGGGTGGCGGCTTCTATTTTTGGTAATAGGTTTTCTAAAATGGGTAACAGGTCATCCCCCAGGACTTGGAACAAATCCCCTATACGGTTCTTCAACTGGGCCATAGGGTCTGCATTCGCTTCAGCTTGCCCACCGAATTTTGCCATGATTTCCGTCAGGACAGCCGTGCTGCCAGCACCCTTTTCGACTTCAACGCCATACCGCCCCAATGCGGTTTCTTCACCACTGATGGCACGGGCCACCAGAGTGGCCGCCGCTCCCAAGTCCATTTCCTTGGCAGCCGCCAAGTCCATCGTGGGAATCATGGCGGCCATAGCGTCATCGTAGCTGCCGCTGACTTGAACAAGTTCTTGCAACGCCTTGCGTTGTTCTTCATCCCCGAAATTGGTCTTGCGCTGCTGGGCTGACGCTAGGGCTTCAATCTGCTGCTTCTGCGCCGCATAACTAGTGCCAACATTCTTCAACGCCTGGTCTAATGAGCGTATCCCCTGTTGCTGGTCGAATGATGATTTGACGGACATAGCAGCAATGCCGGTGATGGCACCACCGATGGCGGTGGCCGCCAGACCGATGGCACGGCGGTGCTTCTGGAAGCCTGCCGCCATCTTGCCCATGTTCCCTTCAATCTTCTGAAACTGGGCAGAAGCCTGGTCACGGGCCTGGATTAAGACTGATACGGTTGAAGCGTCAGCCATCGGTTTCCACTACTTCTATCATTTCCTTCCACAAGGTTATCTGGGATGGGTGCATCTTGGACGCATCCTGATTATGTTGGTCTTTCGCAGACATCAGCAGCCGGTAATCCAAAATATCCCTGACCAATCTCCAATCTTCATCCATGACTTCACTGGGCAGGCATCCGAAGGATTCACAAAGGATGCTAACGGTTGCCGCTACTGGCTGGGGGCCGTCACCAAGGATGTGTTCGCCAAGTTGTTTGAGCCTTTTTTTCTGGTGTCTGTCCCTTCCTGTACACCCGAAGCGTTGACCAACCACAACAGTTCATCCGATGACAGTTCTTCTATGACATCGGGCCGGTTGTACGGTTGCTCCATCGGCTCCCCCACAAGGTCTGTCCAGTTCCAAGCGATGATGCGCTTGGACAATTCGATGCAGAGTTGGGACAGGCTTTCCCCCAGGCCGCTGGGGTCATCGCTACCCCGTTGCAAACGGCTTAACTGCATCACTTCCTTCACCGCCATGACCGGCATGATTTCCACCCATTCACCGATGTGAACATAGTGCGGTGTTCCCGGTTCGACTATCTCCCCGTCTTCGATGATTTGCCCGATGCTGATGGCGCATTCATCGCTGGGAACCTTGACCGTTGGTATCTTGGGCTTCATGGAGCCTCTCCTTTTAGAACATTTGACCGTTCTAATTTTCCCTGGCCTAGTATCATGGTCTTGTATACTTTGTACAATGTACTATCAAAAACAGCGAAAACCCCTAAAATCCGATGCCCTTTCTTTGGCGTTCTAAGCTGTTTCCACGAAGATTCCTTCCTTACCCATCCTAATATACGGAACGTTATGCTAAAAACACCCAAACAGATGTTCGGAAAACCGGGGCGTTTTTAGAACACCCCGGCTCCCGATTATGGCCTTCTAGCAGGCGGATTTATCCCCTGGTGGGAGCGGCTGCATCAGCGGCAGCAGACCCGCCGTTGTGCCGGAAACTGGCCGAATAAGTTATCGGCCCACCAACCGTGCTGGTGATGGAATAGCTTGTGACGATGGCAAAACCGTTGTATCCCGTGCTGCCATCCGGTTCAAAATCCCATTCTTCACCTTCCAATCCTAATTCCCCGAAGATGGTCACATCGCCCTGGCTGGATGCCAAATCAGCGAACCCCGAAACGTCGATGGTGGCGGTGGGTTTCCCCGCCAGGAAATTTTGATAGCTATCACCGAAAGCGGTGATGTCTGCTTCCGGTACGGTAAAATTCAGGCTAACGCTTGACAGTTCATCTTCAATCGCCACGGAATCGAAACTGAAATCCGCATCCTTTCCATGTGTTCTTGCCATCGGTCATTCTCCTATATATGGTCTGTACGGCCCTGAGAAGCCCATACAGCCGTGCTATGAAACCGCCCGTGTGGTTGACCCGCTGCATTGGAACGTGACCGTGTATGTGGCCGCATCCCCCACCGGCAGACTGATGCTATAACTGGACACCATCGCCCCGGTCAGCCCGCTGGATGTGCAAGTGTATTCCGGTGAATCGGTATCCGGCCCAGCCCCATCGGGGTCATATATCAAGGTCTTCGGGCCAGATGTTAGGGCGATATGGTCGAATATCGTGGCATCCCCATCACTGGCAAAGTCCATATCCAGCGCACCGGATACATCGAAGGAAACGTCTTTCTTACCCGCCAGGAAATTCTGATAAACGTCACCAAATGCCGTGATGTCACTTTCGGTCACCGATGCGTTCATCGTGATGCTGCTTAATTCATCTTCTATTGCCACGGAATTGAACGAGAAATTAGAATCTTTTCCGTGCGTCCTTGCCATATCTATCTCCTACGTTACGAAGTAGCCGAATGACACATAGTTTTGGAACGTCCGGCTTCCCGTGCCAGACGATTGAAGTTTCACCCGCCACCATGATTCTGATGCTCCTGGGGCGGTGGCGGTGGTGACGATGTGCGTTCCATTGGCACCCGTGGATTGCGTGACGGTTCCAAAGTTGATTCTGGTTGTGGGGCTTCCCCATGTGTCATTCGTTTCACTTTGAATTTCCAGGGCGATGGTGTTGGTGCCAGACCCGCCCAGTTCCACCATGCGCCAGATGCCAATGATGGTGTTCGTTGCGGCTATCACGCCGCTGTTATAGCCAGTACCGTTGACTACCACGGTTGACCCGTTACAGGTAATCGTGTTTGCCAGGATGATTTGGCTGCGGAACGGTGCGCTTGCGCCCTGCCAGGTGACGTTGCAAGCGATGACATCCCCAACGCTGCTGACACGGGGCGAAGCACTTATCAGCGTTGGCCCTTCGTATCCCACGTTCCCCTGAGTTAAGCCACCGGGATAGATGCCCACCCGCCTTGCCGTAGCGGTCAAATCGGTGAACATTTCCCCATCGTAGTTTGGGGAACTTGTTGACCAAAGCCCATTCACGTCAAACGTGAAGGTGGGCTTGCCCTGGACATAGGTCATATCGCTATCCGCAAAGGCCGTCACGTCAGCCGGGGTTTCGGCAAAGCTAAGAGTCATCGCATTGGACACGCCGCTGAAATCGAATTCATCGACCAGTAACCCGGCAGATTTAGCGTGGATTCTAGCCACGGTTCCTTCTCCTTCTGGGCTTGGGTGCCTTCGCTAACTCCCCTTGCGCCCATTCAGCGTCCGATTCTTCGTATATCTTCACGACCTTCAGCCGTATCAATTCATCGATGTCCAGGGGTTCATCCCCGTCCAGGGCGAACCGTTGGCCCCGGTTGATGCGGATGGATGATGGCTTCACCCCCGGCCCTTGGGCCATCAGCATCTTCTTCAGGGCCAGATACCAGATTGGTTCTTCTTCAGTTGTCTGGTTCATATCGGGGGAACATATTTTCCTTCTTGGAGAAGGCGAATTGGACATCAGGAAGGGTATTATTGAATTGCCTGACGGCATGGCATTTTTCACACCGCCCCTGGCTACTCTTTCCATTGGCCGGTTCGATAATCCAATGGTGGACGCATTTAACTTTGGTCTGCAATGATTCTGTATAACCCCCCGATATGATGGTAGATAACGCCGCCTTGGTCTTCCACCAGATAGATATCTTCTTCCCGGCGACAAGAAATCAAAGAGTGGCCCGTGATGCTCAGTGAAGCATCCTGCATCACAGAGTCGATTTGCGTGTCGATATCGCCTGCCTCTTTCGGCCAGATACTCCGCGTGACCGCCTTCACCATGTAGACGGCAGAGCCACCCCGCTCACTGTAAGCGAAGTAATCGTCCGTTTTAGCCATCGCCTGGAACACCACGAACGGAGGCTCTACTCCGTCAGGGGCCATCGAGTTATAAACTCCACCCGTGGCTTCGTTGGTGACAGCCGCCACATTGAGAACCGTGTAGACCGCCGTGTCTAAGTTGACTCTGAGATTCGCCATTACTCCAAGTCCTTCATTATCTGGGCGATGGCTTCTTTGAGGCGTGGAGATTCAGATTCCAGTGCTGGAATCATGTATGGCCTGGCTATCATCTTTGATGTGCCGAACTCCAGAAATGGGCCGTACTCTGTCGTTGGCCCGACCCGGTAAGCCGGTGCGCCCCCGATATCATCGACTTCAGCCACGAAGATACTGTCCCGGTTGGCTCCTGTATCTACCGGTGACTTCTCCTTGCCTTTACGCTCTACGGCGAACGCCGCAATCTTGAGAACCGCGTTGACCTTATCTTCAACGTCGCGCCAGCGAGGGTCGAGCTTGACCGTCGTTTTCACATCTACTTTCAGAGACATAAAAAATCCCCCAATGTCCACGCGGACGCTTGGGGGTCTCTAAGGCTCCCTGGTATCTGTGATACCCCGTCAGCGTTCAGGCCGCTTAATGGGCTTCTCAGAGCCTCTACGGTGGCTTATTCGATTGTACCCGGTAGCCCCCTTGACCGTCTGGTTCCAGAGTCTCCTGGGGGCTGGACTCAAACACCGCTAATGCACCGCACCGACGGCATTTGATTTCGATTAGGCTTCCGCTGTTTAGCTTAACACGGGCCAGTAAAGAATTACAGGTCTGGTTCTGACATCGCGCATCACTCAGTCCTACAATCGGCGCATCTGGCATCTTCTCGCCAACGCCCAGGTTTTACCAGAGTCCACCGTCTGGATTTCGTAAGTCTCATCCCCATGTAAAACCCGGTCGCTTTGTTCCACTGACTGGTCGTAAGCAACTGTCAGGGTCGCGCTTATCTGCACGTCTTGCCGACCAGCCGCCAGCGACTCGCTTCCACCAGTCACGGACACCCGGCCCGGTATGTTCTGGTAGACGTTCGACCAACTTTCAGTGAAGCCGCCTTGTTTGTCGCTCACCAAGGTCTTGCGCTGAATCGTCACGTTATCAGGCATCGCCTTCTGGCTCTCCGCTCTGGCGTATGCCAGGTCGTTGGACTGGAGCAACTTGTTAACCATCGGAGTACCGTCCGAACATTCCTGTACCGGAGTCCAAGATATTCAAGCCGGTCACTTCGTCACTGTCGGTGTAGACGCTGTAGCCATCCACCCGACGAGGAACGACCACCGTTGCACCACGCGCTTGTCGGCGTAACCGTTTGGCTTGAGCCATGAACATCTGCGTGATATTCCCTTTCTGGAAACTAGCCCCGTCAGCGGAGAAACTGAAGTCTCTGGCGAATCTCACCGCCAGGGTCTCACACGCTCTTGCGGCGGAACCCAGGATGCTGTTTCCTTCTTGGGATAGAAAGTCGTCTAGTTCTGCGTCTTGGAACAAAGCGCGGTCGGCGTCGGTATCCCCGATTTCAAGGCGCACTCTGTCACGGTCAGCGGAGCTTCCAGCGGTGTACGTAAAAGCCATTACACTCTCACCCAGATAGTCATTACCAGAGCGTCGGTCAGGGCATCACACCCGGCCAACTCCGTCAGCAAGTTGCCGTGGACGATGGCCGGGATATAAGCCCCGGTGATTGCCGATGCACTGGCATCATCCAACTGATGGGTCGGGTAGAACCACGCATCGGTCGCGCTGTTTGTGACCGTAAGTAGAGTGACCGCCACCGGGTCGCCTGGAGATGAAAGTGTCGTATCGGTTGATGAAGGTGCGGAGGCATGAAAATCCATCCGCACCGCAAGCAATTCACAATACGGCAGAGGCGTCACCAACGAACCCGTGGCGGAGGCACTACTGCCAGTAGTTGACACCTTGATGGTGTGCTTTTCTATAGCCATCAGGCACCAGCGTAGTAAACGACAACCACATCTACAGAGTCATCATCGTTTGCCTGGCTGACCGTCACTTTGATGTTGTCTGCCACGCAGACTTTCTCGTAGACCTCGTTGGTGCCGTCATAAGTAACGTCAGCCGCAGACTCGTCATCAATCTTATGGCGAGGATGGAACCAACCGTCACTGTTCGCATTGGTCAGCGTCAGGATGGTCAAGGCTGGGCCATTGTTCCCAGCCGTAGCGACCACCACATCGGTACTTGATGGGGGCGACCCGTTATAAGTCACCCCAATCGAGCAAATCTGACCGACGACAACATGGCTGGATGTGTTGTTATTTGTAGACACCCCGGCACCACCATCAGTAGCACCGGAACTGATTGAAACGGATGAATAACCGTACATCTAACCCTCCTAACTGTCGATGGCGGGTAGAACGTATCCAGAAGCCGTGTCGGTTGCCACGCCTAAGTTGTCGAACTGACGGACGCCATCAGCGTCAATCAGAATCTCAGAAGCGGTATCAGCATGGCCGATGCGGTTGTGGGCGATTATTCCGGTGTTGTCCGACGTGTCACTGTCAATCAGAAGGTCGCCTGCGGTGTTCAGCCGGTAGATATGGTTGTAGCATATCTCCGCATCCGTCACGTCTTTCCCTGTCGCTACCGAAATGATAGCTTCAGAGTTCGCAACGCCCATACGGATATAGTTGTTATTGAACACCAAACCAGCAATGTCACCACCAATATCAATGACTCCGTTGTTCCCAGTGTCAGGACTGATGACTAC